TCCTCCTCGGCATCCCCCGAAGCCAAGATGAAGGTCATTGAGGCTTCAATCGTCAGCGAGCGTGATATTCTCATGGGCGTCGATGAGACAGTGGTTCGTTGGAATTACTGCCGGATTCTATGTGAGCGTGTTTGATATGGATAGTAAGCGAGACATTATGGATGTTGCTTTTCTAATCATTATGTTTCCGTTGTATTTGGTCAATGAGGGATTGCAGTTGTTATGCTTGCTAATCAGCCCATTACTTTTGTTGGCGGCTATATATTCAATACCCATTGACATATTGCTATTCCCCTTTGTTAAGAACAAGTGGGGAGCGACTAAGTGGGTGTACGAAGACCTTTTCATGCTAATTTGGGATAGCACCATTAGAGACATGCAGGAAATCCATACTGATTATTGGTATGGACTGTAAAACGAAGTAGGGTTTATATGGACATGGAGAGTTAGGACAAATTACACAAGGAAAGTGAGCAAGATGGTAACAACACAAATGTACGAACGAGTAGCGAAGAATGTAGGCTGTTCAGTCGGGGAACTTGAAACCCGACATGAGCGAGTCTTGAAGACGAACACCCCTGCGTTGGAGGCTTCCGGCCTCGGCGCAGAAGAAATTGGAACGAAGTGCCTGCGAATGGCGGCGGCTGAATTGCGAAGTGAGAAGGCTAAGTTGGCCCGAAGCGGTTGCAGTATGCTTGAAGGAATGTTCATCAGCGCACCTCGATACAAAGATTGGGGCAAGGTCTTCTACAACAAATACAAAGACTTGCTTGCGAGCCTCGACGGTGAAGCACGAAAGACACTTGTCGCACAGGGTCTTGTGACCCTGTATTTGGTGGACGATTTGGAGGGTGGCTTCAAGGTCATTCACAATCCGAGCCTCACGAACAAACAAGGTTTTGAAGAAGGAGTCGCAGAAATGCACACCGAGAACTTGCCTAAGCAGGCAACTCGTATCGAAGACGGCACAGGCTACTTCGTCTGCATCGAGAACAAGTCCTCTCCTACCTACCCAAGCGGTTCACCGAACTACGCTTACGGAAAGGCGAGAGCCACTCAAGACCTCGAACGCACTTGCCTCTTCTTGGGTCGCAAGGCCGGAGACAAAGGTGTTTCCCTCATCCCGATGAAGTTCCGAGGAGACCTCGCTAAGGTCAACTACCCTACCTTCTCCCCCCTTCGCATTCCTGCGAATTTGAGCAAGAACGGCACTGCCTATGCTAAGGCCGGTGTCAGCAAATACACTCTCGACAAGTCGGTCGAGGGTATCTTTTCGCAACCTCCTTTGGCCTCCGATGGTTCGGGTCTTATCCCCGAAAACATGAAGGTCTTGAAGGGTCTCGAAGACATCGAGTCCTTCGTGGGTACACTCTCCGATAAGGAGAAGTGGGACGCTCTATGCGCTGTGGTTCTTGAAGTCGCACACATCGACCCAAGGGAAAAGGGTGGTGCTATCATCACTCTCGCAGACTTGGACTTGGTCTCTTCGGCTCCGCCGATTGACCTCTATGTGAACGCCGAAGAAGATTCCAAATTGGACTTCGGTGTCGGTTCTCTCCTCGTTGTCGTCGGACAGCCTTATGTCGGTCGTGAAGGCGACGGACGCTTGGCTACGACAGGTTGGTGGTGTGTCGAGAGCATCGGCGTGAGCCTACCCGAAGCGACGGCTGATGAGGAAAACGACGATTGGGAGTGATGAAGAATGAGTTGGGGAGACACAGGAAAAAAGAAGCAAGCAGAAGAAGATGCGCCCGTCTACGGGATTGAGCATTACCGTGAACTGTTCATGCGAAAGCGCACTACTACTGCGCCAATTCGCATGGCTTTGACGGGCAAGGAAAACACGGCAAAGACCGGACTTGCAGTCTCAATCGCAAGAGCGAGGACCGATAAGGAAATCGTTATCATCGACATTGACAACTCTGCTGTGCAGACTATCGCAAAGAACTTCCCTACGGACGACAAAATCCGTGTGGTTCCAATCTTTGACGAAACCGACGCTTCTCTCTTTGAAGAAGATAACACTACGAACTGGACTGCTCTCGTCGACAAGATGGGGTACTTCATCAAGATTATTGGAGATACTGCGAAAGATGGGGACATCGGAGCCGTTATCATCGACGGTGGTTCCACCTTCCTCAAGTGGTGTGAGAACGCCATGACTGATGTTCTTATGAACCGCTCAAAGAACCCAATCAATGTCGAAGACGGCGATTCCTTCAACCAAAAGGAATGGCGTATTCGCAACCAACTGTTCCGAGATGTGATGAACAGGGCGCATCAACTACCTGTCGATGCCGTCTTCTTCACCTTCCACCTCAAAGATGTGAAGCAATTCGCAGACTTGGGTAACGGACAGAAGGGACTAATGAAGGTCGGAGAAGTGCCGGAATGGGACAAGGGAACCATGCGATTGTTTTCGCAACAGATTTTCCTCTCTCGCTACACCAAGAAAGGCGACCTCGCCGCAGGTGTCAAGGCAGACTCCGATATGGACGAAAACACATGGGAAATCCGAGCCAACATCGAAGAGATGAAGGGTTGGAATATGGACCTCCTTGGTACTCAACACACTGTCTTGCGAGTCAGTGATGGGAGTGTGTCTTGGACCGGTCTACCTATGCTCGTTTGGGAGTGAGTCGCTTGACTCTCGACATCAAGGTCGTGAGCGAGCAACGAAAACGCTCCAACACGCACTACGCAGTCAAGGTGAAGGGCGAAATGTCCTACTACCTATGTCGTGGCTTCGATAAATTCGGTAAGCATCCCCAAGTGGAGGCTCCGGAAGTCAATTGCAAGTTGTGTTCCTCAATCTTCAAAGGAAGAGGGTTGGGTTTATATGGACAAGGAAAGGTGGAATAAATATGAAGGGAGAAGTAAAAGAACTTTTGAGACTATTGCAGAACACACAAAGAATGGCCGTGATTAACGGGAAGCCGATGCCGCAGGTACAGTCATGTATCATTTCATGTGGTCCTACCGAAGCAAGTACGGTGTCAATCGTGCGAGACGGTATCACATCGGTATCTGCTATGACTTGCGATGTCGAAGAAGGTGATGGTTCCCTCGTCGTTCCCGATATTGCTAAATTGATTTCAGCACTAAAGACTCATAGCGGCGTTGTGACATTCAATCAAAACAAGGACAGGCTCAAGATTCGCTCGACAGGCAAGCAGACTACGCTGGCCGCTAACAAAGAAGCACTTGCGTTCCCTCACACGACCCTCACAGTGAGTGAGTGGCGAGACAAGTCGCAAGATATGTTCGACAAGATTCAGTACGACGGCTACACGATGAAGGACGGTTCAATCCGTGAATACTTCTACGAAGTGACCGTTCCGGAAGCAATTCTCAAGGATGCGATTCAATCTGCTAATATCAACGGACAGAAGGTAGCGAGGTATGTGCTTACTATGTCTAACGGGAACCTCGGATTGACAGTCGGGAAGGACTTGTATGGCGAGGTACACACTACGCTCGCTAAAGACCAAGACTGCGAATCATTCGATGTGATGTGCGAAGGAGGGTTCGAGAACCTAAACCTCGGTGCTACCCTTAGCCTCAAGTTCCTCGACTTCCGAGAGGAAGGAGCGGGAATACATCTCGTCATTGAAGGCCCATTCGGTTGCGTGTACCAACGGTGCGTGTGAATGGGATGCCTACCGACCTCGCTGATTGGTCGTCTCGACAGACTGACCAAGTGATACAGAATATCGCATCGAGGGGCTTGCTCCTAAGCAGGGAGGAGATACGAAGTGTTCTTTCCAAGATGGGTGAGACGATGTCTATGCGTAAATTGCATCGCAAGATTGCTATTATGGCCTTCGTTTTAGAGTTGGATGAAGGAGATACTTGCACCACAGGTCAAATCGCATACGGAGCCATGAGGTTCTGTCGCCCCCAATCTTCAATAACAAAGGACATGGTGGGTGGTATTATGCGAATAATTGCTAAATGGGGCTATGTCAGTATTGTCGTCAGTAACTTAGAGCGTTGGCCTTCCAACATTTACAGGAGGACTGCACTTGAATAAAATCATTTGTGGGGATATTCTCGCAGAAATGCGAAAAATGGATGATGGGTGCGTGGATTTAGTTGTCACAAGCCCACCCTACAATCTCAAGAACTCCACCGGCAACGGTATGAAGGACGGGAGAGGGAGTAAATGGACTTCTGCCGACGATGGGTTGAGGAAGGGATATGATAAACACGAAGACAGTCTTAGCAGAGAGGAATATATTGAGTGGATGAAGGAGTGTGTGACTGAAATGTTTAGAGTCTTGAAACCAAGCGGTGC